CAGCAAGCAGGGTCGTATCAATCTCAGACAATCCAGCAAAAAACTGAACAGTCGTCGAGCCAATAGTTACCAACTTTAGGCGAGCTTCAAAATAAATCGTTGAAGCAGCACTTGGAATGAAGCTACTGGCAGCAGCGGCACCACCCATCTGGATTTGCGGCCCTTGGTTGTTGGTCGCAGCACCAGAATCAAGCAGCAAGACACCACCCTTTTCTGCCGTATCAAGAGCCGACGTTCCAGAAGATGCTGCAGTCAGCAACCATCGAACTGAAGCGTCATCAAACGTCAAAAAGTCATCAATAAACCCAAACCCCTCGCCCAGGTCACCACCCATAATCTGCATCATGGGGGCCTGGTGCCAGAGAGTTGGTGATAAGCCGCGCCGGATCGAACCGGACTTAGCCTGAGGTTTTACAAATAGATCGCCCATCTCGGGTTCTCCTTATTTAAAGGTTGTTATGCAACGTAGCCAACGAAGAGGCGACGACGGTTGTAACACACGAAATTGCCCCAGTTGTCCATGTGGACTTCCCGGACAGTGTGCTGACGTGCAGCCTTCTGCGGTGAGTGACGGAGCATGTGCTTACCCTTACGGAAGAAATACTGGAACACTCTCCAGTTTACGCCGTAGATGGGATCACTGGAGTCATTGTTCTGGAGATAGGGAACCCAAGAGACTGGATTGCCCTTAAGAACAACACTGCCAGCATACTTAGCCAGATCGACACCGAGATTGTCGTTCCGACCTTCCAAAAGCTTCTCAAGACTCTCCAGGACGTTGTAAGTCGTGAAGAATCCCCAGTCACTGTCTGCCTGGCCACCACCAAGTTCTGAATACTGGCGAGGGGCCAGGAAGTAACAAAACTCAATGGCCTTTCTGGCCTTGGATACCAGGTCATCTCGACTGACCGAAGTATAATTGAAAGACCAGTTCTTCCAATTGGCAATAGCAGTAGAGTCGATGCCAGCAGCACCGCCAGAAAATCCACTGGGGTTTCCACCAGTAAATCCTCCGCCAGGTGTAGTGGTCGACTTCTGAATCCAGAACGGAATCCCACTCGGTGGTCGAGGAGACTGCGTACTACTTGTGGGTGCTCCCCACAAACTCGTTTCCATAAGCTCGAAAAAATCATTGTACATCGAATGCTCACGCACTTCGACTTCACGAATGATCGTCTCACGATCGCTTTGGAAGATGTCCTCATCAATGTCGTAGGAGAAGTTCACGGTCTGCTTAGACCATTGCTGTTTTCCCTCGGTTGTGAGGTCCTTCACTCCAGTAGCATCAACAGAATAAAGCTCGCTGTGCTTTGCAGTTCCAGTGTTAGCTGTCTGGAGTTTCCAGTTTAGCTGCACACCACCCTTTTCAGGGTCCTTGCCCTTCTTTGAGAAGAACTTGGATGCAAAGACGTGATGCTGGTTGTCCAGCGAAATATCAACCCATCGCTTACGCTTGAAATTATCAAGTGTCAGATTGATAAAGTCGTCTAATTGATCTGGAAGTAACGGCACGATTAGTACCTCCTATAAAAACGCCTATGTGTCACCGTTATCCCTCATGTAACCATCCCAAGCCTCCTTGAGGATTGGGTCGTCAGTAGGGTCAGCAGTAGACACATTAGACGACTTCTCACTACTAGAGCCGCCAATCCTTCGATTGGACTGCCTTCGTAAGCGATTGTTCGTCTTTCGACGGTTTAAATTGTCATGGTCTTTTTCAAAAGCAAGCTTGTCAGCCCGCCTAACCAATTCAGTAACACCAGGAACAGGGAGACCCTTAATTCGGTATCCATCTGCCATTTGCACGGCCTCGTCGTAAAGACGCTCCCGATTCTCAGCAAACTTCGTACCCTGTTCATGATCCCGATAACCACCGTTTCCAAAGGTTCCCTTTCGACTTAAAGAAGACACAGCAGAGTCAAATTCAACTATCTCGTTCTCTGCGAAGTCAGCATCATTCTGACCCTGGAAGGTCTGCTGGTGCTGCTGTACATAGGACGAAAGAGCATCTATCTGCCTCTGCACATTGCCGGCGACTGAATTAAGCCCGTTATTAAGAGACTCAATTACATCGTCGTCAAAGTAATCCTCTTTAAAATCGAACTGATACCCAATGGGAACAGGTTCGCCTCCCCCTCCTTGAGGAAACTGGTTCTGCCACGACTGGTTCCATTGCTGCCCGTAAGCATTAAAAGTTCCAATCGTGCGAGCCAAAGCCGCCTCATCAGCAAAATCACCGGCATTAAGCCCGTAATTCGCTGCCATTTGAGCCATTTCGGGACCTATCTCACCGCTAGGCTCATCGTTACCGGAAGGAGAATCATCATCCTCATCGGTACTAACGTCGTCGGAACTGTCATCGACAACGTCTTCATCGTCTGATTCTGTATCGTCAACTGGCTCTTCATTGATCTCTTCAATAACGGCCAGGTCGTCTTCAGTAAGCTCGACTTCCTCTGTGTCGGCTTCTGTTTCCTTTTCTCTTGCCATTCCTTATTCCTTAAAAATTCCTGGGTGTTGCATCGCCGTAACCAGCATCCCGGTCGTAAAGACCTCTGTGTTTAAGATAACGAGAACGCTGGTCTCGACTTGTAAACCTAACATTACCACTTTTATCAAAGTCAACTCCAGTGAAACCTTGAGTTTTTGCATCTTCTCTAAAATCATCTACCTGGCTGCTATGTACAGAAGCAGATTCAGAAGAAAGACCAGTGCTCCAACCATTTGCACCAAAGTAACGCCCACCCTTCACCTTCTTGCTATCTCGGAGAGAAACAGGCACATCATGCCATCTATTTACACCATCGTCGTCTTTCCACAAATACTTTCTCGGTCCCGGCATTACATTCTCCCAAGATTAGACATTTGATCACTATTAGGTTGGCCACCTACCAAAAGCTGTTGCATAACATGGCTTCGGTTCTCTGGAGTGCCACCAGTAGGAATACTGGTCGTCGTCCTCTGATCCTCTCCACCCTTATTCTTGGGACCAGGAGGCTGTGCCGGATTGGGGCCAGGACGATCCTTCTTCGGTTCCTCAAACATGATGATCTGGTTAAGCCTGGGCATGTCCATTAAGTCGGCATACATGGCAATCATCTCCTGGATATCAAGGTTGCCACCATACTCCTGCATCATTGGGAACATGGGCATGGCAATCTGACTGATAAATTGAGTCAATGCTGCAGCCCGTTCAGTTGGAGACTTGTACTGCATTGAATAAGGCTCAACCTTAAAGTTGTAATCAAACCAATCCCCTTCCCTCACTTCGGGCATCCAGGTTGAATCTACCTCGTACCCCTCTATCTTACTCGTACCAGGTATCTCCAGTATTTCATCAGTCCACAATAACCAACCAATGTCACGACAAATCTCTTCGGCAAACTTAACTACCTTATACTGCATGTTTGCCTGACGCTTGGAGACCTGGCTGTGGATCAGGCGATCCTGACCTAACGTATCACTCTGCGGACCAAGCCCAGCCATGGCCTGCAGGTTCCCGGCCATGCGATCGAACACTTCCTGCATTGACATACGAAAGGCCAGGTTCCCCTGGTCCACACCACCCATCTTCAAAACATTTACACTGTCTGGATTGTCTACCCTTGTCCACTGACCGTCTTCAGCCCGTTGAAGTCTCTTGGCATCGTCGTGAGAACCAGACTGGTAAAACGGAATGTCTTTCTGCCTCTGTGCCTGACGACGCTGCTTCCTAAGCAAACCATTTATCATGTCGGCCAGGGGCTTGAGAGTCATGGCAGGTGATAATGGCATGACATGATCGGGAACGTCAGAAAATGAGAGCAGGTGATAAGGGCCACCTTCAGGGCCATCCCAATCAAGAACTCTAAGCGGCTTCTTCCCGTGATCCTCTGCAATGGTAATTATCTGGCTCTCTTCTGGAATCCAGATGTCCTGCAACATTACCATCTCTTCGTAATCGTCCTTATCGGACTCATTCTCAAGCATGTCCTTGACAGGATTGTCACCCTCAAGATTCACATCATATGTGTGCCTGGAAGTTGGCTTAATGTCCTTCCTGATCTTCTTATCAAGCGACTCATCACGCATAAACTTCTCATACGGCATCCGGTATCTATTTCCACAAAACTTGGACTTTCGCCAGCTAGTGGCCCGAATGTCATAGAACCAGTCGTCCAGACTCACAAGGTCTGCGTATGGCTTACCTGGATCTACCCACTCATCCTCGCCCTCAAGCTGAGCAAGGCCCGCATCAGCGTTGTAAACCTTAACAATCCCAATACAGAAGAACGCATCAAGGACTGCACGACGCAGGACCTCTTCAAGGCGAATCTCCGCGATAAGATTATTTAAACCAACCTCGAAATGATGGGCAAACCAGGTTAGGTCATTGTGCTTAGTGGAAATAAGAACCCTGGGCCTGTTGGCAGACAAAGCCTGAACATAAGTATCAGCAGTCTGATACATCAGGTTCATCACGTTCTCTTTATCCGGGCCTCCTGGACCATAATGAGACCCGACATAATCCTGGATTAGCTTTGACCTCTTCTCCCGAAACGGTCTAAGCGAACGGCGAGAACTCTTAATTGCCCCAGTAAGGCGACTCATGTCTTTTGGATTATTCGGATTCATTAGTCCCACCCATCATCTTTTGTCAACTGCAATTTATTTTCGTGCTCTTTTAGTCGCCAGGCCATTGAACCATAAGGTAAGTCCTTAACGAACTCTTCTGCCTTTACCTCTGCCGGCCTGTCCCCAACTGCATGCCATGCAATGGCCGCAGCAATAACCCTGTCACCATGGGATTGTCCCTTCGAAGAATCATCCTGGGTCTTCACACTCCGACTATGAACAATCTTGCCCTCCTTATAAACGTATTGGCGGCACTCTTCCAACAGAGCTTCGCTCCTAAGCACTAACTTTCCAGTCTTCACGGCATGACTCATTTCAGTTAGAACAGCCGGCTTTGTTTTCTCGCTGGAAAACCACCCCGGATTGCGTGTCTTCTTCTTGAAGTTACGCTGCTCAACTTCACGGTAGAAAATGTTGTCATACCTCTGGTTAAGTATGCGGCGAGTAAAGCCAGAACCAGGAGGGCCATTAACCTCCCATATCAAATATGCACCGCCAAACCACTTGCACATTGCAATAGCCATGTCAGCAAAGTCGTCAGGCTTGACAGTATTTGTCGCGTACTCAGCCACCTGCTCCAGGGTCGTAGTACCGATAACAACAATGGCTGAATTAGACGTTGTACTCCCGCCCAGGCCGGCAGATATGTCACAACCAAGGATATACTCCTGGTCAAGTATTGGTACATCGTCTGGAGTATGACACCAAAGCTTCAGTGGCCCATCGTCCGAAGCTGCAAACTTCGGGACAAGAGTCTCTACGTCATAACCAAAGATCCCACGCTTAAATGGCATCATTGTCCTGGTAGCAGCGGCATCGTACATTTCAGAACCAAATAACTGGTATTCACTACCCCCATAATCCCTATCAAGCTCTTGGGCAATTGACTGTGGAGTAGCACCAGGTCTGGAACACTCAGCATCATAATAAGGACTCCTGATCTTCCCATCCTTAATATGCTTATACCCGTCAGGGAATTTGTATTCTGCATCCAGTATTTCCAGACTTCCATCCTTCCCGGTATACAACCCTAACTTCCTGTCTGGATGGTTCTTCCAGTCCAGGACAATCTTCACCATGCTGGAAGGCTCATGCATTACATCAAAATAGGCACCTGAAGCACCCTTCGGTGTAGACACAAAAAACCTGCTGTCAGTTGCATGCTGAGTTGCAGCCTGGGCCTCGTAATCATCCCCCTTCGAGAATGAAGCAAACTCGTCCATCCCTATTGAAGTCTTTCGGCCACCACGGAAAGCATCACCAGTAGTAGCAGAACCCTCAAACGTAGAACCATTATCCCGGTTCTCCATTAACAGGTTTGTGCGATAAACATTATTCGGTCTCATCCACGAAGGTAATCCAGCCTTACCACCCTCTCCATTGAGCAAGAAGTCCAGCTTCCACATAAGCGTGTCCTTTTTACCTGGCTTATCTACCAGGTCTTGGTTCCTGGACATAAGGCCAAATGAAGAAAACGGACTGAACAGCCAATGATAGAAGTAAAGAGTAAGAAACATCCATGTAGCACCCAGGTCTCGGCTCTTCTCAATTCCAACATCTTTAACGCCAAGAGATTCGTTCATCCTGGTAAAGGCTTCGTCCTGATACTCATATGTCATGAACGGAATGATCTTGCTCTTCGTTCCCCGAAGCTTGCTGGCCCGTGGTTCGTATAACCAACAAAAAGTGTTGATGAAGTAAAGAATGTCGCGGTTGCATGCAGACCAAAGGGCACGCTGTCTCTTTGGTATATCCGCCCACCTAAGAAGGTCACGACGATACTCAAGGTTCTCGACAAGAGTCTTCGGTACTTGGGAATAAAACTCACTCACCTGTCTTTATCTCCTCAAGCATCCTCTCTATCTCGTCAGCAGACTGACCGCTATCAACCATTCCGCCTTCATCTTCCTTGCGATCCTTTAGCTTCTCCCTAATGACAAGCTCCATGAACTTGGTGCGGTTACTAGCTGCCCAGGTGAGCATGTTCCAGGCACCAGGAGTCGGTGCCTCGCTAGTCGTAACCTTCCATGAAGAAGGGTCTTCCGGGCTGGCAACCTTATGAAGGTTGTGAAAGACAAAAGATATGTCTTCAGGGAGATCAGATACAGTGAAATCAAAGTCCTCAAAGGCGGTTACTAACTCCGTAGTCTCCTGATCTGTCTTTGCCGCCTCAATCTGTGCTTCAATCGGATCTGGCAACTTAGCCGCGACCAGCCTGTCCTTCTCGTCGTAATAACCGATATACCCAAACTCCTTCTGAGCAAATGCCTTCACCTTGAAACTAGACAAGTCAGACTGGAGCCTTACCTCCTTAATCCTCTTACGGTAATTACTATACCTTCCCTCCCTCTTAAGTCGCGCTATGAAAAGCTTTCGGCCATCGTCTGTAAGTCCACTCATTTAGTATTTATCACCGTATAAACAGGTATTGCCGACGAATGTATAAACGCCAGGGC